GGGCGCCCTCGGGACGGCGATCGCCAACAACGCCATCACGACCGCGATGATTACCGACGCCAACGTGACCAAGGCCAAGATCGAAAACGTCGCGGCCTCCAAGCTGCTCGGGCGCGGGGACAGCGGCGCGGGCGCCCCGCAGGAGATCACGCTCGGCAGCAATCTGACGATGACCGGCACGACGCTCGCGGCCTCGGGAGGCGGCAATGATAGCCGGCTCACCATTGTCAATCTGGCGGGCGACCAGTCGGTGATTGACTCCGTCACCGGGGTCGAATGTGCGGGCCTCCAGGCCACCGCGACCGGCACGGGGAAGTTCTCGTTTCGCTATACGATTCGCTATCTCTGCACGGTGAGCACCGTCGGGATCAAGTTCGGGGTGAATCATACCGGCACGGCCACGGTGGTGGCGTTTATGTATGGCGCCGGGGCCGCTGGGGCCTACGACCAGACCGTCACCACGCCGCCCGTCGCCATGTCGGCCTCCGCGACGCGGGCCTTTTCGACCACCTCGCCCGACCTCGGCCCGTCGGTCAGCGTCGATACCGGAAGCGCGCTGATGCTGATGATTATCGAGGGGAGCCTGTTCGTGACGGCCGATGGCGATTTTGAGCTGTGGTTTGCGTGCGAGACGCTCACCGGCGACGGCACGGTCACCATCTTAGAGGGCAGTTCCCTCGTGATGATTAAGACCGCCTGACATGGCCACGGACTACCTCGTCCAGGAAGAGGACGGCGTGAGCCAGTTCACACTCGAGGAGGGCGGCGGCTCGCTGATCCTGGAGGAGTCGGCCGGCGGCGGGGGCGGCGGCACCGGCATGCTGTTCACGATGATCCTGCACCACTTCCACAGCCACGGCGTGCAGCCGGACGAGCCCGTGCGCCCGGAGATCCCATGAGCCCCATGCCGCCGCTCGGCCTCGTGCAGAAGCTCTCGCAGTTCGACAAGGATCTCCGCATCCGCTGGGCCACGCATCAAAAGTGCTGGCTCATCGAGCTGAAGGCCAAGGAGCGCCAGCCGGGCTACCTCGCGGAGAAGCCGAGCGCTTTCGGCACCACGCCGCGGGCGCTGGATGCGTGGGACTCCTGGCGCCAAGGGTACGTGTACGTGACGAAGATGGCGCACCCGATCACCTACCCGTGGGACTTCATCGCCGCGCACTTGACGCACCTCTCGCTCGAGGCGCACCAGGCCAAGGACCGATTGCTGGAGCGCCTGGAGGCCGCCGAGGCGGAAGAAGAGGCCGCGATCAAGCGCGCGTGGGATGTCGGGAACGAAGCCGCCGCGAAGCAGATCTACGACGACATGGGTTGGGCCGAGGGGCGCACCGTGAGCCTCAATCAGCCCGGCGCGCACCCGAAGGAAGAAGCGCGCGAGGGCTACGTGGTCGTGGATCGGCGGGTGACGGCGTGAGCGACCGCGCCGCACTTCAGGCAGGAGTAACGAATATCTGCTCGATACCCGGGGCCGACGCCAGCGCTATAGGTGTCAGTCCGAATGTCGTAGATCGTGACCGCGCACGCCTCTGTGCGGCGGCACAGAGGCCGGAGGGCCGTCACCGCGCGGTCGAAGAAGTGGTCTGTATCCATCGGGGGCTAGCTTAGCATGGCCGCGCCGCGCAAAACGGTGGCGCAGCTCCTCGCCGCATGTCGGGTCAACTTGGACGAGCGCACCAGTTCGTTCTGGGAGGACAGCGACATTATCGGGTTCCTCGACCAGGCGCAGCACATGTGCTGGATGGAGGTCAAGAAGCTCAAGGGCGACGACTATTTCGACATCGAGCGCGACTCCACCGATGGCACCGTGACCATTCTGGGCGAATCCTACGACTGCGCGGGATTCGCCATCGCCGCCAGCACGACCAACTACACGCTGCCGCCCGATGTCGCCGAGGTGAAGCTGATCGAGTGCCTCACGAGCAACTACGAGCACGTGACGTTCACCTTCAAGGATCGGACGCGCCCGGAGTTCCGCGCCCTCCGCGCTCAGACGGAGGCGCAAGACCCCACGGCGTTCCTCTGCGATCAGATGGGCGAGCGGACGCTGATCGTCGTCCCCAAGGTCAACCGGGCGCTCGACATCCGTCTCTCCTACATGCCGATCCTCGACACGCTCGAGGAGGAGACGGACACGCTGCAGATGCCGCATCCCTTGTGGCTCGCCGTGCTCGACATTGCCACGAAGCGGGCGATGATGAAGGACCGGGACAGCTCGTTCCTCATGTGGGAGCGCGAGGCGCAGGCCACCATCGCGCGCTTCATGGCGAGCAACGCGCGCCAGACCTCCGACCCCGAATACGTGGAGTCTCAGTTCGAGTGATGGCCGCCCCCGTGCTCCTCGGCCAGCAGCTCAAGTCCTACCGCGTGGACTCCTTCGCGGGCGGCCTCGACGTGAAGACGACCAGGCTGCGCCTCTCGCGCCTCAAGAACGGCACGCGCCTCACGCAGGCCGACAACTGTGTCCTCACCACCGAGGGCGGCGTNACCAAGCGCTTCGGCAAGGTGGCGATCAACGCGACCACNCTCGGCGCGACGGTCAAGATCCTCGGCGGCATCCAGTTCCGCCTCTCGAGCGGCACCGACTACCAAGTCGTCGGCACGAGCGACGGCCGCGTGGTCAAGATCCTCACGGACGGCACCACGGCGAACCTCGTCACGGGCAAGTCGACCAACGCGGGCGTGCGCTACCGCTTCGCCGTGTACAACGATCTCCTGCACATCACGAACGGCTACGACGCGCCGATGACCTGGGACGGCACCACGTTCCAGAACATGGCGGGCTCGCCGCCGGCCACGGGCCAGGTGATCGTGATGCACGGCAACCGCGCCTTTATGACGGCGCGGGCGGTGCCCTCGCGCCTGTACTGGTCGAAGCTGAACAACACGGTGGACTGGACGGGCACCACGGATGCGGGCTTCATGGACGTGGAGCCGAACGACAACTCCACGATCATCGACCTCATCTCCTCCATCCAGGAGCTGAACATCCTCAAGGGGCGCCGCCCGTATCGCCTCCAGGGCATCGGGCCGGCGACGGGCTACACGGTGGCCGATCATCTGGTGCCCACGGTCGGCTCGGTGGGCGGNATCTCGTCGCAGGGGGCGNCCTTCGCGCTGAACGATGTCTACTACGTCTCCGAGCTGGGCCTGCACGCGGTCAGCCAAACGCAGCAGTTCGGCGACCTGAAGGAGTCGTTTCTCTCCGACCGCGTGGAGACGTACTTCCGGCAGGACACGGACCACTCGGCCACGCTGGCGAACCTGCGCACGGCGGTGCTGGTCTACGACTCGCAGAACAACACGCTGATCCTGTCGCTCTGCTCCAACTCGGACGCGGTGAACGACACCACGCTGGTCTACGACCCGCTGCTCAAGGCGTGGACCGTGTGGCCCGACACGCCCTTCGCCTCGCTGTTCACCGTGCGCCATCCCACGACCGGGGCGCGGGAAATCTGGGCGGGCGGCTACGACGGCTTCGTGTACGCGCTGAATCGCTCCGCGGGCTCGCCCGAGGCCATCAGCGGCGTGGCGGCGCATATCAGCGACCTGGGCGAGCCCGGCGTGCAGAAGTCGCTGCGGTACGGGTTCTTCTACTTCTCCACGGAAGACACGGGCCACGTACAGATCACGACCGTCTTCGACTTCGGCGCGGCGGGCGGGCAGGTGTACACCGCGAACCTCGCGGCCGATGCGAGCGTCTGGGATAACGCGACGTGGGATCTCAATCTCTGGGATGCCAACGCGCGCACCGGGATCATTCGCCTCGACCTCAGCGGCCTCGGCGAGGTGGTGGAGACCTCGGTGCAGAACCTGGAGCCCAACCAGCCCTTCACGTGGCTCGGGTACGAATACCTTTATCGCGATCGCCGCCGCGTTCGGCGGCCACGGAGCCTGGCGTAATGGCGACCCTCACGACCTTCACCGCCGGCACCACGATCAGCTCGGCCGATGTCAACGCCAACTTCGCAGCGGTCAACGCCGAGGCCGAGAACGCAACCCGCACCGGCTATATCACGGCGACGGTCACGGGCAATATCACGACCGGCGAGGACACGATGCACTCGTGGACGATGCCCGCGGGCACGCTGAGCGCGGTGGGTGACGGGCTGCTGATCCGTACCCACATCAGCTTCGGCGCCACGGCCAATACGAAGACGGTCAAGTTCTACATCGGGGGGAGCGCCGGCTACGTCTTGAATAGCACGACGGCGCCCAACAACAAGGATCTCTTCGTGGACCTCATCGTCTATGTGCGGAACCTCACGGCCTTCAATAACCTGACGGTCCTGGGCACGCCGATCCTGTGCGCCAGCTTGGCCGGCGACTCGCCCACGTTTGAGACCGCGCTGTCGGCCGTCACCACCGGGGTCAGCGCCGGGAGCTTGGCGTCCGCGCTCCTCGTCAAGTTCACCGGCACCGCCACGGCCACGGGCGACATCCTGCAGAACTTCACGGTCATCTCGATCTTCAAGGCGCCCTAGGAGGGATCCCATGGCCGGCACGCTGCCCCCCAAGCTCCGCGCGCTCCTGGATACGCTGCGCACCGCCGACTTGCCCGGCCGCCTCGGCGAGGACGTGCGGATGCAGATCGA